GAGGAGGAAGACGCTCCATACGGCTAGGCACAATTCGCCGAAGTATCTTCTATTCGTCAAACAATGCGTCCCCTACCCCGTCCGCTTTCGAAAAAGCCGGGCATTATATCACAAGATTTTGCTTTACGCTAGCTGGACATTGCGTGTAACATCTATTTATGCCATTGATTACGAGATCCGAGGCAGCCCGCGCGCTGGGCGTGACACCAGAGGCGGTGTATGCAGCAGTGAAAGCAGGCCGCTTGCCGGTAGTGCGAACAGCGGATGGCCGCGAGCTGGTGAACAGCGAAACCATGCGCGAGCACTGGGCGAAAAACACACAGAAGCGAATTGGTCGAGGACCAAAGCCGCCGTTGGGAGAGAAAGCATTTCCGGCAGCCAGATCGCGGATGGCGAGGACTGAGGAGTCAATTCCTGATTACGACGAGTCAAGAGCACGCACCGAGCACCTAAAAGCAGAGTTGCTCGAGTTAGATCGCAAGCAAAAAGAAGGATTACTGATCAAGGCAGACGAGGTGGAGTTGCAATGGGTTGAGATTGTGACGCTGGCTAGGACAAAGATTATGGGTATTCCAACCAAGGCAAAGCAAAGGATCCCTGATCTTGATACTGATGCGGTATCAATGCTGGAAGATATTGTTCGCGAGACACTGGAAGATTTGTCGGAGAGCGTGGCTGATGACTGAGGACAACCTGCTAAGGGTAAAAAACGCAGCATTTATGGCGTTTCGACCGCCAGAAAAGCTGACTTTGAGCGAGTGGGCAGATCGTTATGCGTTTTTAAGCGCAGAAAGCAGCGCAGAAGGCGGCAGATGGCACACTTTGCCGTATCAAAAAGGAATTATGGATGCAATAACGGATGCAAAGATTGAGCAGGTAACGGTAATGAAAAGCGCCCGCGTCGGGTACTCGAAAATCCTGAACCACACCATTGCGTTCCATATTCACCAGGATCCATGTCCGATCATGCTGGTACAGCCGACGATTGAAGATGCGCAGGGCTATTCGAAGGAAGAGATCGCGCCGATGTTGCGTGATACGCCCTGCTTGAAGGGTTTGGTGAGCGAATCGAAGGCGAAGGATGGCGCGAACACGATTTTGCAGAAGCAGTTTCCTGGTGGAACGCTGAGCCTGGTTGGCGCTAATAGCCCACGCGGCTTTCGGCGTGTGAGCAGAAGGGTGGTGTTATTTGACGAGGTTGATGGTTATCCCGCATCAGCAGGCGCGGAAGGGGATCAGATCAAGCTTGGTATTCGAAGGACTGAGTACTACTGGAATCGCACAATTGTGGCCGGCAGCACGCCGACAGTGAAGGATTTCAGCCGTGTGGAGCGCATGTTCCTGCAAACGGATCAGCGTCGTTATTTCGTCCCGTGTCCTGATTGCGGTCATATGCAGTACCTGAAATGGCCAAATATTCGATGGACCGATGGCGACCCGAGCACAGCAGGGTATTGCTGTGAGTCATGTGGCGTAATAATTCCACATTCTAAAAAGCGTTGGATGGTGGAGCGCGGTGAGTGGCGCGCTACTGCACCTGGCAATGGAAAGCATGTTGGGTTCCATATCTGGGCGGCTTATAGCTACAGCCCGAATGCAACGTGGCCGAATCTGGTCGAAGAATTCTTGGATGCAAAGAACGACGCAGAGCAGCTAAAAACGTTCGTCAATACGGTGCTAGGTGAAACGTGGGAAGACGAGTATGCGTCAAAAATCGGCGCCACTGATTTACTGGAGCGCGCCGCCAGCGAGCAGTATCAGCAATACGTACCACCTGCTGAGGTGCTGGCGCTGACGATTGGGTGTGACGTGCAGGATGATCGTTTGTCGCTCAGCGTGTGGGGATGGGGCCGAGAGGAAGAAGGTTGGCTAATTGATCGCGTGAAGCTATACGGGAGCCCATCTCGACCGGAGGTGTGGAAGCAATTGGACGAGATTTTGCAGAAGCCATATCTCAATGAAGCCAATGAAGAGATGAAGGTGCTGTGCTGCGCGATTGACTCTGGCGGTCACCACACGCAAGAGGTGTATCAGTACAGCCGTGAGCGTGCCGCAATGGGTGTGATTGCGATTAAGGGTATGTCGCAGAAGGGTAAGCCACCGCTCGGCAAGGCATCAAAGGTAGACGTGGACTACAAAGGCAAAGCGCTAAAGAAAGGGGCACAGTTGTTTCCGGTTGGTGTTGACACGGTCAAATCGCTGTTGTTTGGCCGGTTGAAGCACAATGATCCTGGGGCTGGATATTTGCACTTCTTCCCGACGATTGGCGCGGATTATTTCGAGGAATTGACAGCCGAGAAGCAGATCCTGCGGTTTAGGAATGGCTATCCCGAGCGTGTGTGGGTGAAAAAGAGTCAAGCTCCAAACGAAGCGCTGGATGAGATGAATTATGCGTATGCGGCATTGCATCGGCTGTACCAGAAGATGGACAGGAGGACGATATGGGACCAGCTTGAAAGGCGTGATGAGGAGAAGCCCAAGCGTGTGCGTGCGGCTGCTGCACCTAAGCGGAATTTTGTGAAGCAGTGGTGAGTTACGGCGCTAAAGTACCAAGAAGCCTGAAGTTAGAGGTCGAATGGCGATTCCCCCGTCCATAACAGCCGGCGTGGACGTGGTGTGGACGGACGCTGCGACCACGGATGTTTTTGGCAATGCGGTAACGAGTGCAACGCATAATCTTACGTATTATTTCAGATTGAATACTGCAGGCGAGGGCGTGACCGCGACCGGTACTGCATATTCAGATGGCTGGCAGATCACGATTCCTGCTGCGACTAGCACTGGAATGAACGCCAGTACTGGGTGGTATTTCCAGGCTGTTCTCACTGCCATCAGTGGTGGTGCGGTCAGCGAGTACAGCAGGGGGCAGATCGAGGTTCAGGCGTCGCTGGCGTATGCGGGATCTCCTGCAGCATTTGACGGCCGAACGCAGGCGCAGAAAGATTTAGAGGCGGTTCAGGCTGCAATTCGCTCCTTGATGACAGGGGGTGCAACGCAGGAATATCGCATTGGCAATCGCAGCCTGAAGCGATATGACCTGACTGATTTGCTCGCCCTGGAGTCGCAGTTGAAGGCAACTGTGGTGCGTGAGAATAAAGCAAAGATCATTGCATCGGGTCTTGGCGATCCGAACAATTTGTTTATCCGTTTCGGTAACGGCTGATGGGCATCCGCACCAACATTCTGCGTCGTTTCGGCCTTCAGCCTGTACAGAAGGCGCTGCCGCCAGTGAGGCGTCGTAATTATGCGGGTGCAATCATCAGTCGCTTAACCAGCGATTGGATGGCAACTCAGGCGAGTGCGGATGCTGAAATTCGCACAAGTCTGCGAAAGCTGCGTGATCGCAGTCGCGAGATGGTGCGGAATAATCCGTACGCAAAGCAAGCAAAGCGGACAACGCAGATCAATGTTGTCGGCAGCGGCATCAAGATGCAATCGCAAGTTGCATTGCTGCGTGGCAATCGCCGCGATGAGCGGACAAATAGCCTGATCGAGCAGAAGTGGGCATCTTGGTGCCGCGCTGAACATTGTGATGTTGCTGGGCGCCAAAGCTTCCACATGATGGAATGGCTGGCAATTGGCGCGCTGCCCGAATCAGGGGAGGCGTTATTCAGGATTGTGCGTCGGCCGTTCGGCGGCAGTCGAGTGCCATTGGCGCTCCAGATGCTTGAGGCTGATTATCTGGATGAGGAGTATCAAGGCCCAACCCTCGCCCAGGGGAACGAATGGCGTATGGGCGTGGAGGTCAATGAATGGGGCCGCCCTGTGCGGTACGCCTTCCTCACGCGCCATCCAGGTGACTACTGGTTTCAGAATGCTCCGCAGCGAAATGAAAAGCATGTCTTCCTGCCGGCGGAAGATGTCATTCATTTGTTTATTCCCGAGAGGCCGCAGCAGCATCGTGGCGTGCCTTGGTTCCATTCTGTGATGGCGGATGCGCATCAGCTTCAGGGGTATGAAGAGGCTGCTGTGATTCGTGCGCGTGCTGGGGCGTCAATTATGGGCTTCATCACCAACCAAGAAGGTGAGTTGACCGCTGATGATGTCGAGAACGAGCGTCGGATTAGCGAATTTGAGCCCGGGATGTTCAAGTATTTGATGCCGGGCGAAAACGTAACGGTGCCAAATATTGACTCGCCTGACCAGCAATTTGAGATGTTTGTTAAAAATAAAGTGCGTCGATTTGCGAGCGGCTTTGGCTGTTCGTATGAGACGCTGAGCCGTGACTTTAGTGATACGAATTACTCAAGCAGCAGGCTGTCACTGCTTGAGGATCGTGAGCATTGGAAGGTAGTCCAGGCTTATTTGATTGAGCATTTCCACCTGCGCGTATTCCGTGAGTGGCTGTCTTTGGCGGTACTTGCTGGCGAGCTTCCTTTTGATGACTTTGAAGCGCGTCCTGAGCGTTATGACACGCCGCGTTGGATGGCGCGTGGCTGGGATTGGGTGGATCCGCTCAAGGAGGTGAAGGCATATCGCGAGATGGAGCAAGCGGGATATATGACTAAGGCACAAATTGTTGCAAAACTTGGCGGTGATTTTGACGATAATTTGGCCGAACTGGCGCGTGAACAAGCTGCTGCGGAGCGTTTAGGCGTCGAATTGGATCGAGACATTATCGAGCAGCCGATGTTGCCGGCTGATCAACCGCTACCGCAGGAGCAAGGGTGATGGGCGCAATGCCGACCGATGGAATGCGCGAGGAAGCTCGCAGGTATAGGGCGTGGAAGGAAGAGGGCCGCAATGGCGGCACTGATGTTGCCGCTCACAGGGCGAGTCAGATCCTCAGCGGCGAAGAGCTGAGCGATGAGACGATTCGCACGATGAGCGCATGGTTTGCGCGGCATGAAGTGGACAAACAAGCTGAGGGCTTCAGTCCTGGCGAAGAAGGCTATCCGTCTCCCGGAAGGGTTGCATGGGCAGCCTGGGGAGGTGACTCGGGTAAAACATGGAGTGATGCACTTGTGGCTCGCATGGAATCTGACCGCGAAATGATGGCCGAGAGGCCATATCCAAATGAGCATGCAGCAAGGCTGCGTAATCCCGGTCAATACGACCGATTCCGCCGAAGGAACGACGAAGGCGGCAAGGGTGTTGATTTCATTTTTGGGATCAAGGAAGGTGAAGAAGGCGCTGATCTGCAGGCGATCAGATTCCGATTGAGTGAATTCACTGCTGATGAAGCACGCGCCTGGTTGCGTGAGCGCGACTATGACCCAATTGAATTTGAGGAGGCAACAGGTGAGCGTTCTAAAGTAGACGAAATTGAGAACGCAGCCGTGACCGAAAAACGTGCAGCGCCTGATGCGCTGAAGGAGGGCGATTTTGTTTCCTGGAATAGTTCTGGTGGTCGCGCACGCGGTCGCATCGAGCACGTGATGCGCGAGGGTACTTTGGGCGTGCCTGGGACTGAATTCAGCATTGATGCAACGGAAGAAGATCCGGCTGCATTAATTCGGATTTATCGCGACGGCGAGGCGACTGAGACGATGGTGGGTCACCGCTTTAGCACGCTGACCAAGATTGATCCGATCCGCGCTACCGAGGGTGGCAAGTTCCAGCGCTCTGAGGTGACATCATTCCGCGCATTGGATGAAGAGCGGAGCTTCGAGTTTCCTTTTAGCTCTGAGTATCCCGTGATGCGTTACTTCGGCAACGAAGTGCTGAGTCATGAGATGGACGCTGCAAACTTGAGCCGCCTAAATGATGGCGCTCCTTTGCTGTTCAACCACGATCCTGATCGTGTGGTTGGCGTTGTGGAGCGCGCTTGGGTTGATGGCAAGAAGAAGCGCGGCTATGTGAAGGTGCGCTTCTCGCGCAATAAGTTTGCTCAGGAAGTGCTCGATGATGTCCGCGATAATATTTTGCGCGGCATCAGCTTCGGATATTCCATCGACAAGATGGAAGAGCGAGGCGATGACTTCGTGGCAACCCGATGGTCGCCTTACGAAGTCAGCGTGGTCTCTATACCTGCTGACCCTACGATTGGAATCGGCAGGTCTCTAACTGATGAGACCGTTGTTCAAGCGGCCCCAGCCGCATCACCAGCACCTGAACCTGAAATGGAAAAGACTCCAGATCTGGAGGTGATCCGGTCCGAGGCCGTCGAGGCCGAGCGTACCCGCATCGCCGCCATCAGCGCACTGGGCGAAAAGCACCAGATGCAAGACCTGGCACGCGAACTGATTGATGGTGGTCGCACCATTGATGAGGCTCGTGCTGCTGTCCTTGAAAAACTCGGCACTCAACCTGTGGAACAAGTCATTCGCTCTGCTGACATCACCTCTAATGATGTTGGCCTCTCCGACAAGGAGACTCGTTCGTTCAGCTTTGCTCGCGCACTGAATTTCCTCGCCAACCCCAGCGATGCTTCCGCTCGTCGGGCTGCTGAGTTTGAGATCGAAGTCGGTAAAGCTGCCGCTCAAAAGTATGAGCGCTCCTCTAACGGCATCGTGATCCCCAACGAGGTGCTGCGTCGCGATCTGGTGGTGGGCACCCCTACTGCTGGTGGCAACCTGGTGGCCGATGAGCTGCTGGCCGGTAGTTTCATTGATCTGCTGCGCAACCGTCTGGCACTGGCTCAGGCTGGCGTAACCATGCTGACCGGCCTGCAGGGCAACATCAGCATCCCCCGTCAGACTTCTGCTGCTACTGCTTACTGGGTGGGCGAAAACGGTTCGCCGACCGAGAGCCAGCAGGCAATCGATCAGGTCAACATGACCCCCAAGACCGTGGGTGCTTTTGTTGACTACAGCCGTCGTCTGCTGCTGCAGTCTTCCATCGATGTGGAAGGCATGATCCGCAACGATCTTGCTCGCGTGATTGCTCTTGAGCTTGACCGCGCTGCTATCTACGGCACCGGCTCCAGCAACCAGCCTCTGGGCCTGGTGAACACCACCGGCATCGGCAGTCAGACCATTACCACCTACGGCACCTTTGCTCAGTACATCGGTATGGAAAC